GTTTGGTGGTGCTACAGGAGAATCTGATACTACATCTGGTAGAATGATGTTTGCTCCAGTCCCTGATACAACATATAAATTTAGAGTTCATTTTAATGCTGCACCTGCATTATTAGAAGGTGATGGGACTAATTACATAAGTTTAAATTTTCCAAATGGCCTATTATATTGCTGTCTGTCGGAGGCATATAGTTTTTTAAAAGGTCCGATAGATATGTTGACATTATATGAAAATAAATATAAACAAGAGGTACAGAAGTTTGCAATTGAGCAAACTGGTCGAAGAAGACGAGATGATTATACTGATGGAACCGTCAGATTTAAAATCGAATCAACTTCACCTTAATAGGAGATAAATTATGGCAATAACATCGGCAGTTTGCACAAGTTTTAAAGTTGAACTTTTAAAAGGAGTTCATAATTTTAGTGCATCAGGTGGAAACACTTTTAAAATAGCTCTTTATACAAGTTCAGCATCTTTAGGAGCTTCTACAACAGCATATTCAACTTCTAACGAAATATCTGGAACAGGATATACAGCTGCAGGCGCAACACTTACAAGTGTTGATCCGGTCGCTGATAGCACAACAGCAGTTTGTGATTTTGCTGATGTTAGTTATACAAGTGCAAGTTTTACCGCAAACGGTTGTTTAATATATAACGATTCAGCTTCAGGAGATCCTGCGTGTGTGGTTGTAGCATTTGGTGGCGATAAAACTGTAACATCAGGAACTTTTACAATTCAATTTCCAACAGCAGACGCAAGTAACGCGATCATAAGATTAGCGTAAAGGAGTAACGCGGTATGTCCGTTACTAGAACCTTTACAGTAACGGTGGTAAGCACCGGCTCCGGAAATAAATATTTTATTGACGGTGTACAACAAGCTACCTTAGAATTAGTTGAAGGTGCAACCTTTCGTTTTGACCAATCTGATTCATCAAATGATGGTCACCCATTAAGACTTTCTACAACAAGCGGAGGAACACATTCTGGTGGAAGTGAGTATACCACCAATGTAACTACCAACGGAACTCCAGGATCCTCTGGAGCTTACACACAAATAGAGGTAGCCGCTGATGCACCAACTTTATATTATTATTGTTCGATTCATTCTGGCATGGGTGGACAAGCAAACACACCTAATGTTGATTTTTGGGGAGCAGGAACTTGGGGTGCAAATTTATGGGGAATAAGTGAAGCTTTTACAACAGGTTGGGGTGCAAAAGCATGGAATGATGGTGAGTGGGGTGAATTAAAAGATGATACAGTTTCTTTAACTGGTCAATCAATAACTTCTTCTGTTGGAAATTTAATTCCTTTTCCTGAACAAGGTTGGGGTAGAGATACTTGGAATGCAGAGTCTTGGGGTGAATCAAGTTTTACAGTAGAACTAACTGCTCCTGATGCAATTACATCAAACTCAGGTGCTAATGGTTGGGGTAATGCATCTTGGGGAGACAACGGTTGGGGTATGTTTACTTTAAATCCTGCTGATGTAATGGGATTAACAGGAGTTTCAGCAACAGGTAGTGTTGGTTCTCCTACAATAATTAGTAATGCAGAATTTTCTTTAACAGGAGTTTCAGCGACTGTATCTGTAGGAAGTTTAGATCCTACCCAAGAAATTGTTGGATTAACTGGTCAAGCTTCTACTTCAAGTGTTGGTTCTTTATCCCCTGCTGATGTAATGGGATTAACAGGAGTATCAGCATCTTTTAATGTTGGTAGTATTACTATTGGATCAAGTCCTGTTATAGCGATGACAGGTCAATCCACAACTTCATCTGTTGGATCAATTTCACCTGCTGATGTAATGGGATTAACAGGAGTTTCATTTACATCTTCTGTTGGATCAATTGCACCTGCAGATGTAATGGGTTTAACAGGTCAATCTGCAACTGTTTCTGTAGCTGGATTTGGAACAGCTTCAGGCTTTGGAATTCAAGCATATCAAGCTATTGACACAGGTTCTAATACAAGTTATACAGACGTAGCAGCGTAATAGGAGATAAAAATTATGGCATCAACATATACACCTTTAGGGGTAGAACTTCAGGCAACTGGTGAAAACGCCGGTACATGGGGTACAAAAACTAATACTAATTTACAAATTATAGAACAAATTTCCGGTGGATTTACTCAGCAATCAATAGCGGGTGGTGCACAAACAACAACTTTATCTGTTTCTGACGGATCAACTGGTGCAGTTTTATCTCACAGAATGATTGAATTTACTGGTACAATTACAGGAAATCAAATTGTAACAATACCTTTAGATGTTCAAACTTTTTATTTTTTAAGAAATTCCACTTCTGGTGCATACACAGTACAATTTAAATATGTTTCTGGATCTGGTGATTCGTTTACTTTTTCTGCTACAGACAAAGGAGATCAATTAATTTTTGCATCAGCTAACGATGGAACTAATCCGGATATTATAACTTTAGCTTTTGGAGACGGAGATGTTACAACAACTGGAACACAAACTTTAACAAATAAAACTTTAACTAGTCCTGCAATAGGAACAAAAATTTCAGATACAAACGGAAATGAATTAGTTACTTTAACGGCTACAAGTTCGGCTGTTAATGAAGTTACATACGCAAACGCTGCAACAGGAAACAATCCATCCATTACAGCGTCTGGAGACGACACTAATATTGGTATAGACCTTAAAACAAAAGGTTCTGGTGTAATTAAAGCAGAAGATGGTGGTGGAACTGTATCAGCAGTTAAGATTGCTGGTAAAGAAACTATATGGGTTCCAGCAGTTGCTATGTATCCAAATACTACAAGTGGTGCTGAAGCTGCACAAGTAGAATTATCTAATGGACCAGAAATTAAAACATTAGACTTTGACAAAACTTCTGATGAATTTGCACAGTTCGCTGTTGCATTCCCTAAATCATGGAATGAAGGCACAGTAACTTTTCAAGCATTTTTTACAGCTACTTCAACAGACACAGGAACTACTGCTTTTGTTTTACAAGGAGTTGCATTAGCTGATAATGGAGATTTAAATACAGCTTTTGGAACAGCTGTAGGACCAACTGCAAAAGCTCATAGTGGTACATCAAACGATTTAGACGTGACAGCAGAAAGTGGAGCAGTAACAATAGCAGGCTCACCTGGTGTGGATGAGTACGTATTTTTTCAAATATCAAGAGATGTTTCAGCAGACAATTTAGATGCTGATGCAAGACTACTTGGTGTTAAACTATTCTTCACTACAGACGCTGCTAACGACGCGTAAGAGGTTTAGATATGAGAGAAATAGACAAAAAACTTACAGCAGGTAAGAGCACTAAAAATACTCAAGATAGAAAAGGTAAATCTTTCGGTTATCAGATTTTAGGATTTGGTTCCGGAGGTGGAGGACCTATTTGTATTACGTATGATTGGTTTGTCGTCGGTGGCGGCGGAGGAGGAGTAGGAGGCTACGGCAGCGGAGGCGGCGGTGGCGGAGTTCACTTTTCTTATTGCGCTCCTGGAACAGCTGCTGTAACTAAAAATACTGCTTGTGGAGCAATCTCAGTTCAAGTCGGAGCCGGCGGAGCTGGTAATCATGCACCTGGAGATAACAACTGTCGTGCAGCTAGTGACGGCGGAACTTCAATCGCTTTTAAATGTGAGCCTTCAGCCATAACCGTAAAAGGTGGCGGTGGAGGTAATGGAAGACATAGACCTGGAAGAGCAGCGCCTAATCCATCAGGAGGATCTGGTGGCGGTGGCGGATGTTATCACCACACATCAGCAACATCTGGTGGAGCTGGATCATGTTACGGAAACCCTGGAGGTCCCGTGCCATCTCAAGGAGCAGGACAACCACCTAACCCAGGATTTAGAGCTGGATCTGGTGGGGGAGCTTGTTCAGCTGGAGCTAACGGAGGTCCAGCAGGACCCGGAGCAGCTGGTAATGGAAAAGCTTCTGACATAGAAGGAACAACTAAAAATTTTGGATGTGGTGGAATAGGAGCCTATGTATGCACATCATGTAACGGTAGGGGAGATGGAGGATCAGATAACGTAGCTACAGCAAATCAAGGTGGTGGCGGAAGTCAAAGAACTACTTGCACCAACGTAGGTGCTGCTGGAGTTGTGTATCTAAGATTTCCTACAGCTTGTAAACCTGCGGCCATGACTATATCTCCAAGTTGTAATACCTTTGTAACTGCAGGATCATGCACGGTTGCAAAATTCATAGTCTCTGGCTGTGTTTCTTTTGAATAGACTCTAGACACAACATATATTTTACTGTATAAAACCCTAAAGAAAGAGTATGGAAAACAATTTATTTTGGTTTTGGAAAGATGCAGTTGGCACTAAGTTTTGTGACGACGTAATTAAATTTGCTAGCACATTAAAAAAAAGAAATGCATCTACTACGGGTCCAGAATCTAAAGAAGTATTTAGTGACTTTAGAAAATCTAAAGTTGTTTGGTTAAGTGAGAAATGGATATACAAAGAACTTTTAAAGTTTATTGAGATGGGTAATGAAAATTATAATTTCGAACTAACCACTGCAGAACCAATTCAATATACAAGGTACGATCCTAGTGATCACTATGATTGGCATGTAGATCAATTAGATGGGCCAAGAGAAGACGCTAGACCAGATACGAGAAAACTTTCTTTGTGTTTAAATTTAACTGATCCTAATGAGTATGAAGGTGGAGATTTTTGGATGGGTAGACCAAACCCTAATCCTGAAAATTCAAAAACATATAAATTAGATTTTATGCAAACTAGAGGTGCTGTTGTGGTTTTTCCTTCTTATGCATTTCACAAAGTAGCCCCTGTTACTAAAGGAGTTAGACACAGCCTAGTGTGTTGGATGAGAGGTAAAAAATGGCGATAGAATTTCCAAAACAATTAGATAGAGCGGATTTATTTCCTACACCTGTTTGGGTAACCCAAGTACCAGAACATGTTAAAAAATTAAATAAATATTCAGACCCATATATTGCTGCTTCAAAAAAACATTTTAAACCAATGATAGATAAAAGAAACAAAACTTATGGAAATAAAAAAGATATGGGACATGTGTTTCATTCAACATCTCTTATACAAGATAAAAATTTTACATCGTTTCATCAGTACGTTACACTTACTGCTAGAAATTTATTATTAGAGATGGGATATGATTTATCTAAATTTGATATCATGTTAACAGAAAGTTGGGTTCAAGAGTTTGCTAAATATGGTGGAGGACATCATACTTTACATACTCATTGGAATGGTCACATATCAGGTTTTTATTTTTTAAAAGCAAGTGAGTGTACCTCTAGACCTGTCTTTCATGATCCAAGACCTGGTCATGCAATGAACGGTCTACCTGTAAAAAGTGCAACTGAGATTACCTACGGAAGTCCAGAAATACATTATAAAGTTAAACCAGGCACGATGATGTTTTTTCCTTCTTACTTACCACATTTATTTTCTGTTGATGTGGGCTATGAACCTTTTAGATTTT